GTCTCCCTGGCCAACGATTCGGGATAGTTGGTTCCAGTCCAGATTATCCGCGATCTGCGGATTGGTAGCCATGAACGGCTCAAGCGTCGTCAGCATCTTCTCGATGCCCACGATCTTAGTCTGGCTCATGGCAAGCGTGACCCTGCTCTTGATGTTGATCTTCGGCACAGCCAGTTGCGCCTCGGCCTTCGGATCAGCCCCCTTCACAAGGAGCGATTGCGGAGGGTCCTTCAAAAGCCCATCTCGGTAGGCAAGCCCAATGGCACGCCGCACAAGCGGGTTGATGACCTCGGTCCTGTACTGGTCAAAGGTGCCGGTGAATTGGTCCAGCTTCTCCCCTTGGAGTAGGGCAATTGCACCGTAGGTAGATTCTGTGATCTTGTCCCCCAATTGGGAAAGGGCCTTGAACGTCGAGACAAAGAACGCGTCGTCAATGGCCTTCTCCTTCCTTGCAAGCGACTCCATGACTTCTCCCGTCTCGCCCTTTGTCATCCACTCCTCGGGCTTCACGTTCCTGGCCATGTCGTCAGCTTTGAGGACAGTGGCCGCACCCGCTGCCATCTCCACATTACCGTCCACCGAGTCAGGCACGAACACACGCGGGTAAGCCTTCAGCTCCACCAGCGCGTCGTTGTACTGCGTCACGTAGTTGATCTGCCTTGCCTCTGCCAGAACCTCGAAGCCAGGCGAGCACCCCCACACAAAGTTCTCAGACCCCCAGCGCGACCAGCGCAGGCAGAAGTACGGCATTTCCTCATATCCTCCCTCCATGACGATCTTCTTCTCGTCCTCGGCCAAGTAGATCGACTTGAACGCCATTCCGTCAGGGCCGATTGCCCCGTCCTGCTTCTCGCTGTTCGGGTACACGCAGTGGATGAACTTGTACTCCTCATCCCACTTCTCGCTCTTGATCGCCTTCTTCATCTTGGGCGTCAGGTCGTCCTCGCCAAACCTTTGCATTGCCTGCCTCACGGTCAGCTTGAACCAGCGGAACACCGTATCCACGATCTTCTCGTCATTCTCCGCGATGCAGTACGTCCCTATCTTGAACTGCTCGAAGGTGAAGGTCGTCTCCTTGCCCTTGTCCATGTACATGAGCGACGTTCCGAATGTGCAGGCCGAGCGGTTGAAGGGCTGTATGACCGAGTACAGGCTGGACTCGCTGAACCATTGCAGGAGCTGGGTCGATAACTCTGCCGTCCACTTGGTCGCATCATCCATCCCTGAATCGTCTGCCGGTTCACCCGCTGGCTTGCTGATCCGGTTCAGCCTGGGATTGAGCGACGTTCCCGCCTTCTGCAAGTTGTAGGGAGGGGTCAGGTCCAGCCAAGGCTCGGTCGAGGGAGTGACCCAGTTGCGAACACCGACAGAGCAGGTGGCGGAGGCGCGAACAGGCGCCGTGTCGTAGATGCGGTCGAACCAGTTCTCGGTGTTCTCCGTCTTCTCGTTGTTGATGTCCGACACGTCCGGCCAGAAGTATTGAGAAATTTGCTGCCACTGGGATTGCATGTAGCTATCCCTTCGTGACTTAAGCGTATCTGCGCGCTTGTACAACCGAAGTCCTAAATCTGCGGGCGCGCTCATGCTGCTGCCTTGTTACCGTGGTTTCTCAGATACATCGCGTTCCTCATGCAACTACGAGTGCAGTATATCCTCTCGGGCTTACCACCGGGATTGTCCCTCTTGAAATGCTTGCCGCAGTGAGGGCAGTCACCTTCGCCCCTTAGCTTTGCGCGAGCCTCAGACCTTATCGTATCGTTCCACATGTTCGTAGCAAGCGTCCTGTGCTCGGCGCAGCAGAACCTTTTAACCCTGCTCGTGGTGCTGAAATCGTCCCCACACCAAGCGCACTCAACCAATCTCGCTTCATCGAGCGCACGAACCTTGTTGATGTGGTTCACCATCTCAAAGGTTAGGCCGTGCATCTTCAGGTGCTTGCTCGCCTCAATGCACTCCAGGTTCTCTGGCCTGTTGTCGTGCCTTACCTTGTTCTTGTGGTGAACATGGAATCCCGCAGGGATCTTGCGTGCCCAATACTTTTCCCAAACGTCTCGGTGCTCGTAACGCTTTGGGTCGTTCTTGTGAACCATGTACCCGGCCTTGGTCTTGAAATAGTCAGCCACGACGGCCTCCCGTGTACCCCACCATGATCTTGCGCGTTGCCGCTTCGGCCTCGTGCATCCTTATTCTATTGATGTAAAACTCCAACAGGTCTTGAGGGGGATGCACCATCTTGAGTTGGCCCTTGGCCGTCAGCTTCGCATTGGCCCGCTCCAAGTCCTGCTTCAGCTTCTCCAAGGTCTGTAGCTCGAAGGCGTCCATTGGCCTCCCCATCTCACGCCTGAAGTACTCGTGCCACGCATCGGGCACGATCTTCTCAAAGCCGTGGGCTTCGGGGGAGTCGATCATTTGGGCATCGGTCCTGCCCCACCCGGCGTTGACGGCCCTACACCCGCAGGGGGAACGTAGCCGCCCCCAGCCTGCGTGTTCGTTGAGCTGATGCTCTTGCGCCTAAGCTGCTGCCGATAGGTGGCCTGCTCAACAGCCAGGGACGCCGCGTTGTTGGCGCTCGGTGGAGGGGTAGCGTTCGGCACAGTCGGCTGCGCTGGCGTGCCTCCCCCGCCTTGCTGCTGCTGAAGTAGTTGATTACGCCGCATGGTAGGTTAGCCGCTTTACAGCACATAAGGGCAGACTCCGCAAGTCTCCATCGAACCTCTCAAAGGCTATCGTCGGCAGCTCGTAGGGCAGGATCGACCACGCCTTGCTCATGTCCCCAGCCATCCCCTCGATGAACCAAGATCCGTCACGGTCCGAGCCCATGATGAAGAAGCTGGGCGTGCTGAACACAAAGCCGTGCTGGTAGTTCCACTCAAGGCGCTCTGCGAAGTCCACGCCATGCCTCTGGAACGTCAGGGCGCAGCGGTCAATAGGGCTCATCGACGCACAAGGATCTGCCGCTTGTTCGGCTCACGGCTCACCATCACCCTCGTAGCCTGCTTCTCGTAGTACGACCCACCACCGGCTATCAGGCCGTTCTTGTACGCCTCCACCATCGTCCTGAAGGCATCTGCCCCATGGCTGTACTGGTTGTGAACCGGGATCTCCGTTATCATTCCGGTCTGCGTCTCTATCTTCTTCGTGTAGAAATCGAGGCAATCGATACCGCTTGGCATCTCGTTCTCACCAAGCGTCCAAGGCTGGCCGCAGCCCTCCTGGTCGATGAACACACGCGCTAGGAAGGCTCGAACATCGTTGATCGAATCCCACAGCTTGGGCGTGCGGATCACGGTTTTGACCCTGCCGCGTAGCCCTGCCGACTCCAAGTCGTCCTTGGCCGATACGCCGTGACGGTCGAGCCTTGTACCATCATGGGGAAGGAAGACCGTGTGTACGCGGCATTTCAGCTCCTCCTCCATGGAGAAGATCACATTGGCGTAATGGGCGGGAAGCTCGCCTGTCCTCGCGTAGTAGCGGTGGCAGAGAACATCACGCCCATCCAGCTGCACGAACCACATGCTCCAATCATCCCCCTCCATGCTGTGCCCGATGTCGAAGAACACGTAGGCTGGCAGGTCCGGGACTATCCTTAGCTTTGTTATCCTGCTCTCTTTCCTCATCTGCTCCATCTGACGGCCATAGATGGCATTTGCCATCGAGGCATGGGGATTACACTCCATCTGCATTTCGTAGGCGCTATCGCCCATAGAAACGCGAAGGCGGGCCAGTTCTGCGGCAGGCAGGATCCCCGACTCGCTGGCACGGATCACCATGTTGAACACGTTCGGGTCGCCCCTCATGCGCTCATGGCGCTTCCAGAGGTTGTGGCCGCCCTTCAGCATCCCGGCGTGTACCTCGAAGCCGCCATAGTCCGAAAGCGTGGGCGCTATGTCGGCGTGGACCTGCGGGCTTATCTCGTCGTCCTCGTCGTAGTAGATGCCATCAAGGTAAAGACCGACTCCGCGCCTGTTGTCTGCACCGTAGAGCGTAAACCTCGCTCCGTTCGGGTACTGGATGGCCAGCTCAGACTCGATAGGGTAGGCGCCTGGTATCGTGCGGGAGTAATACTTCAGGTAGCCCCAAGCAATGTCCTTGGCCCTGACCCTCGTGGGGTACATCCATGCAAATCGGGGAGGGGCGTGCTCACGGCCTTCAAATGACTTGGTGAGAGCCCGCTTCTGCCCATCATTGCAGATGCCTACCGTCTTACCAAAGCGGCGGTGGCAGATAAGGTTGGCGTCCCTTTGCGTCCGCTCATGGAACGGCACCATTGCGGCCCTTGGCGCGTAGGGGATCGTTACGACACTCACTCCTTCGGGGGCGTTGGATTAAGCCACTGGAAGGCCAAGGGAGAGCCGTCAGCACCCGTTATCTCGTTGTGGATGTGCTCACCATACTTCTTGGGGTGGAGCTTGCCCAAGGTCCATTTGAGGGCATCCACGGCCAATCTGGAGCGATCCACGGCGTCTCCTGTGGTCACCTCGACTCCTCCTTCAGGCGTTACCTTCGTTTTCTCGCCTATACGCGACTTGGTTGCCTCTTCGTAAATCTTGTCTGCCCATGCCTCGCATTGCAACTGCCTCGCACGCGCGTAGCGTTCAGCGAAATCCTTGTCATCAAGAACGCGAGCGCAAAATGTTGATGCTGCTGGACACCCAAAATCCTTGAGATCTTTGCAGATGGAGCGAAGAGACTCCCCTTCGGCCATTCGGCCTAATACCTCCGTAGCGAAATCACGCTCCTGGACCACATCAAAAGGGCTGCGTCTGCACGTTGATCGTGGCCGTTGTGTTCGAGATCACCCAGATGTCGAAGCCTGCGGGGGCGAAGGAGGCCCACTGCGCTGGGGTGAGCGGATAGACGTAGGGGTTGGGCTGCGCTGGCACCTGAAAGGTATAGACAAGGGTTGTGAGCGTTGAGGCTGTGCCTGTGGGCACGAGCTGCACGTAGACCGTGCCTGCGCCAACGCCGTTGTTCGTTACCGTTATCTGGCGGGTGCCTGGCTTGGCGAACTGCCCTTGGCCTGTATTTGCAGATCCGGCTATGTTGAGGCCCAGAAGCTGCTTCGTCGATGTGACCGCTACGTTCGGGTAGATCATCCGAAATTGTGGTGATTGACGGTCTTGAACTGCTCAGAGGGGATTGCTGAACCCTTGTTCACCTCGATGCCTGACTTCCTCTCGTTCGGGGCTCCGGGGCGTATCGTCGTTGTCGCGTACTGCTCTCTCTTTATGCGATCCTGGCCCTTTGGGGGGTTCAGCACGCCCGAGAGGCGATCGTCGAAACCGGGGACGTGGCGCTCAGCGACGTTGTGCTCGTGCTCGAAGGAGTCGAGGGGTGGGACGTTCTTGTCGGGTGGCATGGTTGTTTTCCTCTTCCCTAATTTGGAGGCTGTCAAGACAAATGCCCGTCGCGCAGGCGGTCGGGCTACACTCGCTTCGAACCGTTAGGCATCCCACGCGACGGGACTTTTGCTTGAGGCAGGTTTCGCATGAATTGAGGTTGGTTGTCAAGTGCTTGACCTGTGTAGGGAAACCGGCATGGTCGCGTTCGTCGCAGTATCGCGGCGCAGTATCACTCAACTTCCCGATCGGGAGCCGTCCGTTAGTACGCCTTGCCTGCATAGCAGGAGATACCTTGGGGGAAAGCGGGCGGCGACTTTTACCTATGTGAATACAAAAATGCCATGGATTAAGTTCTGGCCGAGCGATTGGCTGAGCGATGAGGCTTTGCGGCTTGTATCGGTCGGAGCACGTGGCCTTTGGATTGATATGATTTGCCTGATGGCGAAGAGCGAGAGAACGGGTTATTTACAGGTTAACGGGGGGGTTAACCCTACCCTTAACCAAGTGGGTAAACTCGTGGGCCTTTCGATGTCTGAAATTGAGCCATTAATTAGCGAATTAATGCAGGCTGGTGTGTGCTCGATTGAGGATAAAACGGGCATAGTTTACAGCAGGAGGATGGTGCGTGATCGTGCTGCGTATGAACAGGCTTGCGAGTTTGGAAAGAAGGGGGGGAATCCTCGATTGAAGGGGGTTAAGGGTAGGGTTAAGCTGAACCGACAACCCTCTCTAGCTTCTAGCACTAGCATCTTGCATCTAGCTTCTGGATCGGAATCAGAGGCCCTTAAAATATATGAGGCGTACCCAAAAAAGACGCAACGTGCTCACGCGCTTAAGGCGATAATTCAGGCTTTGTCCAAGAAACCCTTCGAGGAGCTATTGAGATGCGCTTGGGCGTATAACGAGGCGACAAAGAGTTGGCCGCCAGATCGCCGGCAATTCATCCCACACCCGGCCAGTTGGTTTAACGCTGAGTCGTATGAGGATGACCAATCCACTTGGCTATATATCCCCAAGGACACAACCGTTAGCTGGCAACGCAAAGAAACAACCGACGAGGACCACGCGAAAGGATTTTAAGCATGAACGACGAACCCGAAGTCAGCTTTGAAGAATTGCCCGAGATTGCCCCACGATACTGCCCTGAGCCCATGCATATCGGCGCCCTGATGGGCAACCTGCGCGATTCTGTGCTCATGCGCGGCCTTTCGTCGCCCGATCCGAGTAAACACCCGTATGACGGCCTTTGCCGCCAGTGTGGGGCAGATTTGGACGTAAAGTGGATTCAGCTTGAGCGGTGCGAGGGCTGGTTCCCGGTCAACATTCACACCCATTGCCTGCCCGCATATTACGCGACCATCGGGACCGCGGCGCAGCAGGCCGAGGCGTGGCAGCGAATTTGCCCGCCAGACTTCAGAATCCCATGGGACGTGAAGAATGGGAACTCAAAGCTCCTCAACCGGGTAAGGGCATTCGATCCGAAGCTGCGCAAGGGGATGCTGATTCACGGGAAGAGCGGCTCAGGCAAGACTCGCGTTGCCTGGCAGCTCGTGCGCCAGCTCCTAGAAACCGGCTACAGTGTCACCTTTGTCGCCTCAATCGACCTGCCCGATGATCCGATAAAGGAAATGATGCACGCTCCGATTCTCATAATTGACGATTTCGGGAACGACCGAATGCAGGCCAGCAAGGAGGCTGTGGTGCTCAAGATCCTGCGCTCGCGCACGGACTGGCACCGGCCGACGATCATCACGACTCAGTTCACCGGGGCCAGCTTGGAGCAGCGTTTCAGCGACGGACACACGGCAAAGGCCGTTATCCGGAGGCTGCGAGAGTTCTGCGAGGACGTGCCAGCCTAACCGCGCTCGCCGGACGCGGGCGGGGTCTTGCGCTTGGCTCTCGGCCTTCCTCCCAGCTTTCCGTTTAAGCGTGCGGCCTTTGCCTTCTTGTAGGACGTGCGAGAGCCGAGAAGTCCCATTGCCTTTGAAATTACCTCTTGATCCAGCATTCCCAACGGCTAGGGGTAGAGGCAGTCGGTTACAAGCCCAAAAGATTATTTGCGAATTATCTTGAAACCCAACGGATGGCGTGTTTTCCTCCCTTCGTCGAAGGCAATTCCGCCCGAGACACATTCCTGACAAAATGAAATTCATCACCTACTACAGCGACGGTTCGGTTACTGAGGTTCAAGATTCAATCGCGGGCCATGATATGGCGTGCGGTTTGGCCCGTGAGAGCACAATGGCCGAGGTCGCCTGTTACGAATCATGGGCCGCAAGATGCGACGAGGGAATCGCCTATTCAGAGCCTATGGGCCTCGGCATCGATTAACGTAAAACGACCTTATATACCCAACTTACATACTTCCCGTCAGGAACGCGCTTCGGAACGCTGGCAAGCGGGCGCGGAGACGAAACCAAACATGACCGCTCAAAAGCCCACCTCCGCCCTCTGGAACCGTCTTGCCGACGCGCGCGCCTGCCACCGTGAGGACTTGGACTACTACGACTCGTGCATGCGCGACCTGCACGCCCGCACGCGGGATTAC